GAGCATGTCGATGATATCATTAAAATCAAACGACATCTGCTTCCTCTACTGGGACTGATTCAATTACTCCAGTTATTTGAGATAATCTTTTTGCCACATCCATCTTACACTTAGGACATGTTGAAGTAACTTCCTTTAAAATCTTTACAAGGATTTCCTGCTTGCGTTCTGTCTCTGCAATTTGAGCAGCAATTTCATTGTTTTCTAATACTCCAATAGATTGAAGCATTGCAATTCTTTTAGTTTCAATATCTGCAATAAGCTTTAATGCACCAGACTTAATGCCTAGTTGTCCAGATGTGTCTGCATCTTCTACTGTCTTCCACGCCTCTTTAATAAGCATGGCATAATGTTGATCCGCCCCTGAGATAGCCGCCCGGGCACGATCTCGGATATTGCTATCATTGTGTACTACATCTTTCCAGTCGTCAATGAGTTCTAAAACCTCTTTGCGCTGTATGCCAGTAATGGTGGCGATCTGGGTAGGGGTGCTTCCTTTGAGGAGTTCTTCAACCACCCTATTCATTCTGTCAAAATGTTCTGACAATTCTATTTCGCTCATTAGTATATTATACTTTTAGTCGACTAAAATGTCAATTAGAATTAGCCTTAGCAATCTTAAGAAGGATTAAATAACCTATCATGTCATCAATATCATTATCTCCAGCAAAGCCAGATCCATTCTTAATTCTATTTATCTTGTCATCAATACGAATTTTAATCTGCTCTTGATTATCCGCCTGTGAAAATATACGGATTGGGCTAAGGGCTGAGTCTCCATATGAGATATTCTTTTTAATTAGCATCTCTGCAATTTCAAGGCATTGTCTAATAATCTTTTGTCCTGAAGGAGCATCTGTTGCAATTAATTGTAAGTCTGTTACCCATGTCTGATAACCATTATCTTTATTTGGATATCCCGCCATTATATTTTCCTCAATTCATACTTTAAATCATTGTTTTCTCTGCCAAGGTATTTGACAGTGAATTGTGGAGTATTATCCCAGTAATATCTCCCAAATAGCTCATACAATTCTTTTTCTGGATCAAAATAATCAAATGTTTCTGGATGAAACACCTTTTTGTGTGTAGGATCTCTATATGACAATTCGTGATCCCATGCTGGCAACCTCATTATTAAAACCCCGCCTGGCTTTAATATTCTATGACATTCTGAAATCCATTGAATAATTTCAATATTCAGATGCTCAAAAACATCTATAGAGTATATCTGATCCCATTCATCATTCTCCCAAATCCATGGCAGAATGTCAAGATCATGTGCTACATCAATCCAATCTGAGTGAACAATTCTATCGTGATGAACGGCACCTTCAATTGGTACCGATCCAGAACCAAGTTCTAATATTTTCATCTTTTTTTAATAAACCCAAACTGGTCTAGGTATCTCTGAATAGTCATTGCAGAGACATCACATTCTTTTGCTATTTCTGTAACCGTCTTTTTTTGTAGGACATATCTACGATATAGCCACTCTTTACTCTGATAATATTTCATCGTTCCGTCAATATACTATTTGAATAATGTGCAATTCCGAATGAATCAGCCACATCAAAATCTGTTAAGGATAGACCATATTCACTATTAAAATAGTCTACCGTTCTTTGCTTACGCATATTACGTAATTGGTTTTGATACCATGAGTCTGCATACCCTGGATTCTTTGTTCTAATAGCAGACTTTTCTTCCTTTGTAGGATTTTTATTTCCTATGTAAGCCTGCCAAGAAGATGGGGATATAGTAATTACCTTTGCGCCTGTAGACATTAGCTCTGCAATTACAACCCCATAAACATATGATAGTTTAATTACAGCATCTGCTGATTTAACAAATACCGCACCCTCAACAACAATATAGTCAGATTTAAGTTCATCTAACATTGAAGCCATCTTAACTTTAGCATCATGTATCTTCTCATAGATATCATTTCCTGCTAGATTGATCTTACCCCATTTTAACGGTACATCATTTTCCATCAAGCAGAAAGCAATAGAGTTAGTGGAAGCATCAATTCCAAGAACCCTACTTGCCTGCGTCTTCTTAAGACTAGCTAACGTCATCTATCATCCTAAATAATTTACTTTTATTTTCAAGGTTTATATTCTTCTCACATGTGGCGCATAAATCAGATTTATTATATCTGCTTAATTGACATCCACACTTTGTACATGGTCGCAAAGCACCATTTCTGATAGCCTTACGCTCATAATATTTCTCCATGATCCTACGATTTGTAGCAATTCGGCAACATTCATCAGTACAATACTTTTGATTATGTGTCTTTGGAGTAAAGTCTTTTTTACATTCCGAATTAGCGCAAATCATATAGAAGGAACCTCAAACTTTTCAATTTGAACTGTACCTACAGGAGTATCCTTTGAATAACACTGCTTCTTAATTGGGCAATATGTACAAGGCATCTTTGTCTTTGATGCACCTGCTGGCTTCATTGGAAGATCCCCATCCTTAAAATTATCCCAGACTTCACACATCCATGTGAATGTATCCTCAATAATCTTTTTATTCTTTTCATTCATTGAAATTGGAATAACAAGGATCTCTTGTGTGTTCTTGTTTTCATATAGAAAGAATCCTTCTTTAGCATTCTTTAGCTTCATATATGTAAGAAGTTGCAGCATATGATTTGCCGTAGGTTTCATTTCTGCCTGCCTAGAATCCCATACTTCTTGCTTGGCAGTTTTAATTTCACCAATTACAGTTTCGCCATCATACTCCATAATTAAATCTATGAAGCCTCTGATTGGTGGGTACTCATTGATGATCTCTTCTTCCTCTGCTCTAAACTGCGGCATGGTTGAGATTAACTTTTGAAGTCTCTCATGAGCCTGTGTTCCTTGAGCCATATTAGCAACTGCAACTGCATCATTATCATCTATAAACATTGCTCCAGAGAATGCCATATACCAATACCTAGGGCATGTGCCATGTCCGTAACCTAGTGAACTTGGGCTGAATGATTTCTTAGTCATTTCTCCGTCTGCACGTTTTGTATTTCTATATGACTCATCAAGCAAGTTTGCAAATAGTTCTGGATCAAAAAATTTTCCAGTATGCTTCTTGAACTTAAGGTTCTTTACTATATCTCTACCCATTTAGGAGTTATACCTCACTACATATTTAAGCGCATCTACCAATTTGTCTATGGACTCTTTTACTGAATAATATATATTTTTTTTATTATTAT